AGCCACGCCACAGGCGGTATTCGCCCGCATTTCAGAACCTGCTGTTTCAAAGGAGGCTTGGATCTTTCAACCTCCGCAGGGCGCCTCACGGCACCCTACAGCGCACTACCACTAATGATAGTGCATCCACCTCAGTGTTATGTGGGTCGACTGAGGACGACCTGCTCGCTCGAGGTGCTCGATGTCTTCAAACGGCTCTCGCCGTTCTGGACTAAGCACCTTCTGCAGGGCACCAACACCTGACACCTTACTAGAAGGGATCTGATGCGATGTAACCCAGCCCCTTACATCGAGGCTGTGTAAGTCGGGATTGATCCGCCAGTCCTGGGAGCTAGAAACTCTCTTCGGAAGGACGGACCACCGACCAAGCAGTTGAGACCTAGAAGTCTGATCGTTCCACTGACCAGACTCTTGGACTTCGATGGTTGGATAATGGCCCCCCAAAAGGGTTCCAATCTTCCCATCAAGCCAAGCGGCCGTTGTCCATAATCCTGATAGGTAAAACCTATTTCGGAGTTGGACGAGCGACTCGGTCTCTCGAGCAAACCGACGTGAGTTAGGGAGTGCAAAGCTGCCATCCTTTAGGACAGCTAACTTCCTCACGCGAACCACAGAAACATCGTGGCCAGCGTAGTACTCCTTACCACAAGACTCCCTGAACTTTCCAGTCCAGAAAGACTTGTGTGGGGACACCACGAAACCAAAGGTCCGTAGTGTCTCCATCACGTCTACCGTTGTGTCTTCAGGGACAATAATATCATCCCCAAAGATGCGCACCTTTCCTCTCAACGCAAGTAAATCGCGCCGAGAGAGGCGGTGTCCAAAGCTCTTCTGTATTCCCAGATAGACCACAATCGTAAAGATCATAGCTTCAATGGGAAACGTCAGAGCTGAACCCATAGACGCGAACTTGGCCAAACGGATGACTCCGTGACCAGGCACGTCAGCTAAGCGTGAACGAGTCGCATCCACCCCCTCAAATAAATGAGGAAACGGACTCAACATCGCTCGAACTAGCTGATTGGAAACACGGTCGCTTGCCTCACTCAAATCGAGTGTGGAAAAGGCCCCCGTAAGGGAGCCCTCAGACGCAAGTAAATTATTGCGCCACTGATCGTCGAAACCGACGACCGCACCCAGAGCATTATCGCTCTGAATCGACCGGACAAGCATCGCCTTGAGCGCTTGCTGCATGTATTGCATGCTAGTGGGCTCGATAGCAATGATGCGAGGTGTTTTCAACGTTTTAGGAACTGTAATGACCCGTACTGGGCGTTCGGCTCCAGGTTCCAAGTAGTTAATACGGTCAAGGCGTTCTATATGCCTCCAGTTCGGAATCCCGTATTCCTCAAAAGGGAATACGTAATCCAGCCGCTGGGGCCACTCAGTCAGATCGAACTTTCCGTTTCCGGATTTACGATCTGCAGTAGCTCCAGGACCGTGCTTTGGAACAACATAAGGCCAATTAGGATCGTTGTAACGATCTTTACCAGCCCATTCTGCATACAAGTCGTTTTCGACGTTCTGCAGGACTTCACTCCAAAGCAAGCGCGACATTTTAGAAAACTCAGCTAACTCTTGCGGGTCAACTGATCTGTCGAACTTTTTAACTTCTTGTTCGCACTCAACAAACCCAATCAACGCACCCTTATTCCGTTTTGCGGATGTCGGGGCTTCCGTCTTGCCATAAAGCAGCGTAAGCTGCCGCACGGCATGGATAGCGTCAATATTCGGGTCTGCGAGTAGGACACCACTTTTACGATCGAAGATAAGCTCCAGGAAACCTCCGAGAAATCGGGGGAGACCTGCATGCCGGGTAAAACCCATAAACATGTCGGGAGCGACCGCTTCTTCTGCTAGGGCCTTTTGGAGGTCCGCACAGAAGGCGGGCAGGGTGATCGCTAAAAACGAGAACCCCTCATCTTCTAACCGACTAGAGACCGTTTCACAATCTCTAGTGGTGCTCACGTCACATAGGCTGCCAAATTCATCGGCAACCACACGCCAGAGCATCATCAGGCTTTTCATCTCTGCCTCCATATGGAAGGTCGGAGAGTCCCTAGCCTTGTTCAGACTGTATTCAGCGCAGTATAAAATATAACATTGCTAAGAATACAGTGACCGTTTGGATGGCATTTAACACCACCCAAACAGTACCCACTCTCAAGAAGGTAAAGTGATATTCTTCACCAGCCTCCTTAGGTTCTGACTTGTCGTCGCTAGCTTTCACCAGCGATAACCTTGGTCAGAGTTGGGTCCGTACAGTATGCGACAAACCCCTTGCACAAAGCAAGGAGTTCTGCATTGCTGTATGCTCCATCCGACGGTTCCTCAATTACGAGGTAGACCGCGGCGGAGAACTTTCGCGACTGATTAGCCGTGAAGGGGTCGGACGCGACCTTGTTGTTGTCCAAGCGGACCAATCGGCGCACTCTACCACGATTTGTGGTGTTGTGACTGATGGTCAGCGAGTAGGACTCGTCATCCTTGGTATAGGTGGCGGTCCTATCTCCTGTAGCTACACGCGGAAGCGTTTGGGCTACAGCAGAAACAGTAACAGATTGCGGATCGGTGAACAAGGCAACACTCCTAAGTGAGTGGCAAATAGTAGGATTACTATCTCCCAGTTGATATTACGTCCCTGGATGAGACGCAATGAGTTGGGCTCCTTCTGACAAAAACCAAACATCAGAGGTGGCCCCTGCCTTGGGAAATCCCTACGGCAGCTAACAAAGCCCATTGCCTAGTGGTAAAACTACTAGGATTTAGGCCGAAACCGAAAGGCGTTGCGCGCCGACGGGTTTTATACTCAACGATAAAACGCTGAGACCCATCGGCTTTCTGACCATCTTTGGTCACATAATTACGGCCAACACAAGACACCTCTTTTGAGGTAGTCTGCATTATATAGCCGTAGCGCATGAAAAGGCCATCATTCTGGATCATGGCGACATTACTTAAAACATCACCAATGTTCGTCACCCAGTCTGCTAGCCAGCTCCATGGTGCAAGGTTCCATAGTACCGACACATTGAGGTCTAATCCATATAGGATATTACCTTCGTGTATCAGTTGTTCCAGCTTATTAAGCACAAGATCATCGTGCTTTGGAGCGTGGTAGACAAAACCACCTTTAAACCAGGTTCTCTGGTTATAAGTAGTTAATGTTGTCTTATGGAACGCTGACAAAGAGGTCCAAATCGTAGACGGCCCCAAATTAACAGGGGCCGCAGCAGCTCCAGAAACGAAGCTGCTCGACGAGGATCTCCTCGGTTCAAAACTGTAACTACGCCGTACCAGTCTACCAGAATCACGGTAGTACTGTCCAAGAATGCTCCTAGACTTTTTCATAGCCTTATGAGCATTTTTAAGGTCGGAAATTAAGGGCTTGATCCCGAATTCATAATTCAGGAAATCCCCCTCAGGTTTCTTCCCCTTGAAGGTCTCAAGAGTCGGTATACGAGGTAATCCCTCGCGGTACAACTCCGCCAGACCAACGGCGACATCTGCATGTGGATTCGTTGGCGCACAGCGAGATATTGCTGTAGCGCCTAACGACATTAACCCCGACGTTCCCGCCGGGGCAAATGAGGAATCCTGAATGATGTAAACACTATCATCAGGATCTATCGACTGTGCAAATGGGTAAATCGGGCCAACTATAGCCGGACCAGAGGTCTGCCAGTTGGTGGAGTAGTACGAAACAGACTTAACGTCTTCATCGTACTTCGTCTTACGGTGATAAAAACCACCGCCGTAGTCTCCTTTTAAAGGTAAGGGTTTCCCCTCACCAGGAAGATTTCCGGAGTATCGACGATTCCATCTTTGAACCCGTAACCAGTTATTCAGCTCGTCATGGGTATCTTCACCCTCAACGAAGATTGCATCCTGGTCTCTAACCCAGGAACCGGCCGCACCATACTTATAGTGCGACAGAACTTTTACGGTTTTCCGGCTCCGCTTGCGCGGATTCGAAAATGCAAAATCTAAACCAGCCATGGAGCAACCTTTCAGTAACAAAATGAATAATCACAGAACTAAAGTCCTATAATAGACTATCCATTCTGTAGTGTACTACTGACGTGTAGTAAGTGACAAAGCACCGGGAGGCCCTAAGGGGCCT